CTTGAAGTACATCGTGGAGCCGTTCATTTGTAGACCTCCTTACCGGTCAACAAGCCGCGCGCAGCGCGCGGCTTGTTGACCGGTAAGGAGGTCTACAAATGAACGGCTCCACGATGTACTTCAAGAACCCAGGGTCTACGGGCGGCTCGGTTAGCGGACCTACCTACGATGTGCTCCCAATGGGGCAGTTCTATGGTGTTAAGCCAGGTGTTTGATAGGTGACAGACGAAGTAGCACGGCAAATAGCACAACTCGGGCTGGTTGAGGCGGAGGTGCTCGCGCGCATCCCGCGTGAGCACCTCTGGCCGATCGAACACGTCCAACCAAACGACTGGAACCCGAAGCTCTGTACGCCCGACCGATATCTGGGGTTGGCGCACTCCCTCAAAACGCACGGTTGGTTGGGCTCGGACATTCCGCTTCTCTGGAAGCCCGGCCGGGCCGAACAATACGTGATCATCAACGGCGAGCACAGGTACCGCATCTGTGTCGCCGCGGGGTTTGAGCACTACCCGGGATTCATCGCGGAGGCTTGCAGGACACGCGACGATGCCATGGCGCTCACCATGGCCATGGAAGAGGCCAAGGCTCGTCGCGACGCCGAAAAGTACGTTGCGAACCTGGTGGAGCTTGCGCGGAAAGGGCGCGACGAAGAGCTCCGGAATATTTTGAGGGTCCGCGATCCCGGTCAGCTTCGCGCAGCAGCGGAAGCGCGGCGCGAGAGCATTCAAGCAGCCGTTATCGCGCGACGTTCTGAGGAGCCGCCACGAGTCGTTTCAATGACCATGACGGGACCCCAATACGTGCGGTTCACAGAGGCCATGGGGAATGCCAGGAGCCAACTGAAGCGTGCCGGGATTGCGTGTGACTTGATTGACCAACTCAGCATGGGGGATCTCATGGACCTTGCGGTGGTGTATCAACAATGGGTTCAAAGCCAGTAAAACAACGCGGGAGACCGCGTAAGATCGGTGACCCGACGATTCGGGCGAAGCTGCTGGAGTGCTTCGAGCGCGGCTCGCCGGTTCGTTTGGCGTGTCTCGCTGCCGGTATCGCGGAAAGTGTTTTCTATGAGTGGCAGGCTTCTGACCAGGAATTCTCGGAGGACATTAAAAGGGCACGTGGTTCGTATGCCCAGGAGTGCCTAGACAACATCCGCCTCTCTGGGGCCAACGGGTCGTGGCAGGCGTCGATGACGTGGCTCGAGCGCCAATTCCCGGACGAGTTTGGTCGTCGCGACCGCGTCCAAGCCGAGGTCTCTGGATCTGACGGCGGCCCGCTGGTTGTGTTTGTGCGGCTTGGGGAGTCGGATGGTAGTCCAACTCAGTGAGCCGCAATGGCGCCTGATGGAATCGACGGCCCCCACGGCGATTCTCCAGGGCGGTGGCGGGTGCGGCAAAACCTTCGTTGAGGCCGGGATTGTGATGCTGTTCGCCGAGCAATATCCAGGGTCACGTGGCGCGTTTCTCGCGCCAAACTACCCGCAGCTTCGACAAGCGTTTGCGCCGCACTTCACGATGTACCTAACGCAATCGGGTTTGCACTCAAAAATCCAGTGGCATCGGGCGGACAACATTATCACGTGGCACAACGGTAGCAGCATATTCCTGCGGTCAGTCCAGGAGCCTGAAGCGATCCTTGGGCTGGACCTTGCTTGGGCTGTGTGTGACGAGCTTGGCCTGTGGAACGAGCGCGCGTGGGATTATCTACAGACGCGCATGCGGCAACCTGGTTATCCCCATCTGATTCGCGGTGGGTACACACCAAAAGGGGCGGCGCACTGGACCGCTGCGAGACTCGCGCCATCGGAGAACATCGAGATTATACGCGCAGCGTTGATGGACAACCCGTCGATCACCCAAGACGTCTTGGACCGGCTGCGTGCGGAGTATGGTGAGGGCTCGGATCTGTGGAGGCAGGAGGTTCTTGGCGAGTTCGTTGCGTGGTCAGGGTTGATCTACCCGTTGCGCGAGGAAGTGCATGTGGCAGAGCCGCCGCACATCACGGAGGGGATGCAGTGCTATACAAACGTTGTGGCCGGTGTCGACTGGGGCTGGGAGAATCCCGGTGCGATCGTCTATGTTGGTGTTGACCACAACGACGTTGCCTGGGTGCTGGATGAGGTTGTGGCAGAACATCAACCAGTCCAGGAGTATTGGGCTAAACATGCGCTTGACGGGCAGAGGCGTTATCGTGTGAGCTCATTCGCGTGTGACCCTTCAAGCCCAGAGAACATTGAGGCGTTTCGTCGTGCGGGCATACGCGCAAGAGCAGCTCAGAACCGCGTGCTCCCAGGGATCCAGGCCGTGGCGGCAAGGTTCGCGACGGACAGGATCAAGATTGCTCCTGGCTGCACGCATACGCTTTCCGAGATGAGGACGTATTCGTGGCGGCAGCGTGGCGACGGCACAGTGGTGCCTGACGAACCTCAGAAGGTTCGCGACCACGCGATGGATGCGCTACGCTATGCAGTGATGGAGTTGGCGCGCCCGCGTGCTCTCGTAGCGTGGCGGACCAGACAACAATCACGTAGGAGGACGCCATGAGGCTCTCGGTGCCGACGCTCGCGAAGCGCGCTATGCGCGCCGTGCAGTCGTTTGTTGAGGCGGTCCGGGATTCGGACGAGCTGCAGGTGTGGCCACCAACAAGCGCAAGGGGGCGCCTTGAGTACTACAGGTTAGGCCACCTGTTGTACACAGGGCAGCATGCTGAGCCGCTGGACGCGCCATTACATCGTTATGAGTATTACATCGTTGACAACTTCCTTGCGAGTCTCATCGATCTTGTGATTGGGCGTGCGTTTCGCGAGGGGATCACCATTTCGCTGCCCGACGACCTGGAGGCGACGCACGCGTACCTGCTACACGTGATGAGTGAGTCACGGCTGCACGACACGGTCCGCATTGCGGCCACTGGCGCTGCGTACCGTGGGGACGCGTTCCTGAAGACGTGGTACGATGCCGAGCTCAATGAGGTACTTGTCTCGTCCGTTGATCCACGGCTCTGTTATCCACAGTGGCACGTCTTGGATTCGTCCAGAATGATCGCGTGTGACATCGGCCAGGTCATCCGTGATGGGAATGGTGTCTATCTTTGGATTGAACGCCACGAGATGCGTGATGGGCAGTCGTGGGTTGTGAACAGTGCGTGGAGACTGCGCGAGCGCAGCGGTGGCGAGTTTTCGTATCATGATACTGCGGACCGTGTACCCCTTACAGCTATCAATGCGCTTGCCGCCCTCCCCGAGGAACAACCCACAGGCGTGGATGACCTGCTTGTTGTGCATATCCCACACTCGCGTATGGAGGAGGGGCAGCCATGGGGCGATGGTTGGGGCGTGAGCGCGCTTGATGGGCTCATCACGCTCCAGGCGGCGCTCAACGATAACCTTTCGGGGACACGAAACCTCCTCAGGAAAATGGTCCGTCCGATTGTGATCGGACCGGACATTCTTGACGAGCACGGCGATGTGAACCTGGATGATGTCGAGTATCTTGTGTCGACGGTCGCTGGTGATGGGATCAGCATCGTGACCTGGAATCAGGACACGGCGGCCGTACGGGCCGAACAGGACGCGTTGCGGTATGCCATGGCGCGTAACATGGGTGTAGATCCGCACGCGGTTGAGCCGCCAGCTAGTGGCGGTCCAATGTCCGGCAAGGCCATCCGGATGAGCCAGCACCGCACTCAGGCCACAGCCCAGGACATCCAGGCCCAGTGGGATGCACCGTTGCGGCGGATCTTGAGCAACGCGACCAAACTGGGGGCGGTTGTTGGCGCAGACCTCAGTTACATACGCCGTGGCGGCAACAGATTCGTCGCGTGCGAACCCAGGGATATTGCCATCGCGTGGCATGACGGCCTACCCAACGATCGCGACGAGGAGATCATGGAGCAGTCCAATCGAATTGCGGACGGGACTCAGAGCCGCGTTGATGCGATCATGGTTTTGGATGGGCTTAGTCGCGAGGACGCGGAAGCTAAGCTCGCGCGGATACAGGCGGAACAACCAAAGCCTACAACGCCGTCGTTTGGGTTGTCTCCGTTGTTCGGGCCGCTGGACGAGGGTGTGCCACCAGAGCGCGTTACGGAGTAGTTGATGAGCTCATCGGGTGCGCGCCAAGTTTTCCCAACGCCGTTAACCGCGGACCAGCAGCGGTTGGTTGCGCGGCGCTTGGCGTCTGTGTTCGAGCGTGGCGTTAATAGGATTGAGCACTTGCTGGCTGAGGGGCGCATCACGGAGTGGCGAGCGGCGTTCCTAGCACAGCAGCGGGCCCAGATCATGGCTGAAATCGCCAAAATGAACCGTGCGGCGACCGAGTGGGCTGACGTCTACATTCGAGCTCTCTATCAGAGGGGACTTGATAATGTTGACGGGTGGCTCATGCAGCACGTCTATCGCGAGCAGTACAGTCGGCTCATCGCTGCCGGCAAGTCGCATGACGAGGCTGTGCTGGTCATTAACGAGTTGAGCGGGGGGGTTGGCCCAGGTGGCTTGTCGCGCCCCTGGGGTGCGCATCCCTGGCGCGTCACACCGATGGACCTCACGTTCACGAAGCTCCACCACGAAGCCGTGGAGCACGCGGTGCGGTCGTTCTTGATGCGTGTCCATTATCAGACTGGCGGTATTGCTAGAAACGTCGAGGACATATTCCGGAAGGCGCAGTTGCTGGAGGTGCAACGTGCGTTCCTGCTTGGGGATACTGTCGAAAAGTTCAGCGCCAGGGTTGCGCATGACCTTAATACGGTTTATGGCGCCAAAATTAAGCGTCGCATCCTTGAGCTTGAGCCGCGAGGTCTTTCGCCATCAGCCATCCTGTCCAAGCTGCGCGATGAGGAGTTGATCTCACAACGGATGATCGACGGGCTCGAGAAGCACCTAGCGCGTCGTGGAATGTCCAACGACCCTGCCTCTCTTGTGGATTACTATCGCAGCAATGCTGGTACGGAGTTCATTGACAGCCTTGGTCGTCGCTGGGACATGGGGCGGTACACAGAGATGCTTGCTCGGACAACAGCCCGCGAGGCGGACGACCTGGCGAGGTGGACCCGATATGCCGAGGTCGGAGTCAATCTGGTGCGTGTGGTTGGGACGTCTATGTACCCTAGAAGCCCATGCATCCCGTACGAAGATCAGGTTCTGTTGTTGTATGGCGAGGCGGATGATGAAGAGTATTACGATACCATGGAGAATGCCATGGCGGCTGGCTATAAACACCCGAACTGCATCCACACTGAGGTGCCTGTAATTCGTGACGTCGGTCGGTATAGGAGGGATCCGGAGGCGCTTGTTGCGACGATCACGCCAGACGATGTGCGGCGCATGCGGGAACGCAGGCTTGGGACGACCATGAGGGAGGCGCTGCAACTGTGAGCGTTACTCTCGGGGGCGACGACCTGGAGTATGTCGGGACCGTTGGGTTGATGAGCGGCATCGATGTCGTCCCGACCGAGTTTTTATGGTCCATTATGGCGCTCCGTGATGATATCCATCAGCACTTCGCGGCGGCGGGGGGGAACGTGCTGTGGGTTGGTGCGGGCCCGACGGATCACGCTCATGCACGCAACCAACTCGTTGAGGCCATGCGTGGCGACTGGCTTCTGATGTTGGATTGTGACCACTACGTGGAGCCGGATGTGTTGCGCAAGATGCTGGCGCTCATGTACAACGACGGCCATGACAAACCTCCTGCGTGCCCTGTTGTGACCGGGTTGTACTTCAGCCGTAAGCGCTTTTGGCAGGCAACGCATGGGGGGGAGTTCGTTGGGCGATCGCCTCAGTTGTATGTGTGGGATACGGAACATCCCGGTATGGCTCGCCACGTGGATTACTTGACGATGCTGGTCGATGGCGTAGTTCAGCGTGACCAGGTATTCCAGATCCACGCATGTGGGGGCGGCATCTTGTTAGTGCACCGGTCAGTGTTCGAGCGGATTCGCGACGAGCTTGGCGAGAAGCCGTTTGACAATGCGTTCAACGAGTTTGGGCGCATGTCGGAGGACCTCTCGTTTTGTTGGCGGTGCCACAAGCTGGGGATTCCGATCTACTGCCACCCTGGTGCGCAGAGCTATCACCTTGAACGGCGCATGCTGTCGTTAGATGAGGTGGTGCGCGAGCGCGCTGAGGCACTAGGAGCAGGTGCGGTATAATAAACACGATGAGGCGCCGCGCCCCGCGCGGTGCCCTCTGTGTGTGGTAATCGCGGCAGGCTGCCCTGGCCGCCTCCCGCAGTAACTGGAGGGTTTTGATGGGCGATATTACAGAGTTGACGGAACAGCCGGCACCGGACGCGAGTCCCGTGCCCGCCCCGGAGGAGTCCGCGCCCGACGCTCGGGACGAGATCCATCGGTTGAAGTCGAGCCTCGGTCGCGCTGAGGCGGAGGCCGCGAAGGCGCGGCGTGAACGAGAAGCGCTCGAGGCCCGCCTGGCGGAGCTCGAGCAACGCGAGGAGCAACGCAAACTAGCCGAGATGTCTGAGGTTGAGCGTGCCAAGGCGCAGGCCGCCGAGGCAGAGGCGCGTGCTGCGGCCGCTGAGGCGGCTCGGCAACAAGCCCTAGTTGAGGCCACGCGTGCGCGTGTTGTTGCCATCGAGGGTACTGGGCTGTTGCCTACATACCGCAAACTCGTTACTGGTGACACTGAGGACGAGGTGCGTCAGTCCATCGCGGAGCTGCACAAGGTGCAGGAAGCCGAGATGGCTGAGTATGTAAAGAGCGTGTTGTCGGACCCGGCTCGCGCAACAGAAATGCTTGGCGAGGAGCTTGCTACTCGATTGACACAGCCACCGCGCTCGGCCCCTGTAGGGGCTCCTACGAACGCGGGGTCACAACCCGTCGTGACGCCCAACGATCTTAACTCAGGCAGCTTTGCTGCTTGGTTGTCTCGTGGCAAACAGGCGCCACGGCGGTAATGGGAGCGATATGATATGGCCACAACGACGACGACGACCTTGAGCGAGTTCATTCAAGACGCCATTGGGCGCGCTTTGGATGATGAGATTGCACAACACCTGTTCTGGCCTGGTGCGCCGGCGTCCCAGTGGGTCAAGGTGCGTGACTTGACTGCTGGCGGTGCTAGGGCAGCGACGTTCCCGAAGTACAACGCCTTGACGGCTGCCAACCTGCAGGAGGGTGTCGACTACACAGCGACGCAATCGTTGGACCCAACCGCCGTAACCATCACGGCGACGGAGCATGCGGTGCAGTCTGTCGTGACGGACTTCGCGCGGATCGCTATCACCAATCCCAACGACGCCGAGGCGTATGCTGCTGACCTTGCCCGTAACCAGCTGCGGGCAATCATGACGAAGTACGACGCCGACATTATGGCGCTCTTCGCTACGCTGGATGATGGTGTTAGCACCACAAACGTCGACCTGACCAACGCCAGCATTCTGGCTGCTGTGGACAAGATGGCCAAGGCGAACGCGCCGCGGCCGTGGGCTGGGTTCCTGCACCCGCAGCAGTACAACGACCTTGTGACTGAGGCCAACTCACCGTTCGCGACGGCCGCTGCGTCCGGGCCAAAGGCCGAGGAGTTCTACGGCCAGTATTACATCGGTCAGTTCTACGGTGTGCAGTGGTTCGTTTCGACGAATGTGCCAACGGCCAATGCTGGGGCTGACCGTGCTGGTGCAATCCTGTCCCCCGAGGCCATCGGGGCTGTGTGGGTCACGATGCCGCAGACAACCGTCGAGCGCGACCAGTCGCTCCGTGGCGAGGAGATTCTGACGATCGCCAGGTATGGCGTCGGCGAGATCGACGGTACTATGGGTGTCTACATCATCAGTGATGCCTAAGGGGGCTGGGTATGCCTAATCTTCTGGGCAGTACGCCATCGTTTGAGCGCTACTCGCAGAACATCGGCACTGTTGCCGCGTCGGGTTCTCCGACCATTCCTGTGTTCGTAGCGCCGTGTCGCTGTCAGGTGCTCGGTGTTACGTTGATCAATGGCGCGACTGTGGCTGCGCACACGCAGAACTACACGTCCGTCGAGATCAAAAACGTCGGCGCGTCCGGGTCGGGTAATGTTGTTTTGGGGTCCATCACAACGACCCAGACAGGGCTTACTGCGCTGGTTGAGCGCGAAGTACCGTTGACCGGTGAACCAACGCTGAGTCGTGGAGACGTAGTCGCAGCAACAGTCACCAAGGCCGGAACGGGCGCCGATCTGACCAATGCGTGTATTGTGATCGAGTGGGCCCCTAGGGTAGGGAGGTAGGGTGACATGTCTCTAGACATCGAGCCGCTCACCAGTTCGGTGTATCTCGGTGCTATGACAGCTGCAGCTGTCATAGCACCGAGATACACCGAACTGGTGAGCGGCTCGATGTCTAGAGACATGTCA